TAAGTTTAATTTTATGGATGAAACTAAGAAGCCGGAAAATATATCCGTTCTGTAATTTATTTACTAATATAAGAAACAGATTGGATATACAGAATTAATCAAATGATATCACATATTTTCCATGAGTAACCTTAAAAGGAATGTTTCCCTGCTTCTTTAATTTCTCTTTTTTATCTAATTCCAGCTTAATATGAGGTGGAATATTTGCTACCCATTCACATGTTTTATCCGGATATTTATTTAATTCTTTTAAACATTTTCTCACGGATGGAATACATCCATATTCTTTAATATAATCAGCATCATTAAATAAATGATTGAGTGATTTATAATCAGTAATTTTTATATCATATCCATTCCTACAAAAGTGTTTAATCTTTTTACATATAGTAATAACATTATTCTTTTCTTTTACAGTTAATAATTTAGATGGGTTACATGATGTCAGGAAATATTTTAAATCAATAATATTAAGAAACATACTATCCTCGCGAAAGTTTAAATTATCAACTATATTTAATTCATAAGATAATAAAGCTGATAAATCAACCTTTTTATATTGTCTAGGATTAGTTACATTAATATTTAGATTTTCTATGATCTTAACTAAATCATTTTTAGAGTGAGACTTATGTATAATCATTTATTATTATAATATATATTTTTATTTTAATATATATACGAAGTTATAAAGATGCCGTTAAAGAATGGAGAATTAACGTTGGGAGAACTTAAAAGACTTATTAAGCAATATAATAAGCTTATGAGTGTAGATACTAAGGGAATGAAAAGACCTGAATTAATTAAGAAGATAGAAGACATGGGTTACACTATCGATCATAAGAATGCTAAGTTAATAGGTAAGAGAGGTGTAAAAGATAAACAGAGGAAACCTGCTAGTGTGGATCTTCCACCTGCTAAACCTAAACCCACTAAGGAGGAAGCTTTAAAGAAAAAGAAGGAGAGGGCAGAGAAGAAGGCTCAGGAAAGAATTACAACTCTTAAAGATGCTGAAAAGAAAAAGGAAGTTCTTAAAAAAGCATTAGCTAGAAAGAGGGCCGGTAAAGTTGCAAAACCTCCTGCTAAGAAACCTGATGTTAAGAAAGGTAAGTTTCTAAGTGAGATGACCCCTGCTATGGTGAAAATGATAGAGGATCAGGATAAGGATGAAGTGAAGGCCCGTAAGCAGTTAGCAGAATATTTAGAAAAATATGAATTATTAAATCCTAAGGATAAAAGATTAATAGATAAGTTTTTAAAGCAGAAGCAGAAATATAAATTACTAAGTTTTAAACGGTATAAGTCTAAGAACACGGAGGGACCAGCATTTCTCATTTCAGGTATTCAGTATGAAAAGGGACGTGATAAGGACCCTACGGATTGGACTTCTGCTGTAAATATAGCTCAGGTATTTAAGACTGAGAGGAAATAATAGCCTAAATATAGTATTTTACCTCTTTTAATATATGTTTTATTCCATTAAATATAACTTTATTATACTTTATTACTGATTTAAGACATAAATATTAATATTTATTATTCTTTATATGCTAAAATAGGTATTATTCTATATTTAAGTCATATTTTATATATACATTATCATCATAATATCATATTTTAGATTTAATTATATTAAAAATTAAAATATATATTATATTAAAGATGGAAACCATCATCCCTATTTATCAACTCCCACTCCCATATGATCTCTGTGTGAAAGTTGCAAACATCTGTAAGCATGATTTATTAGAACCCACATATAAAAGAAGGTTTAATGAATTAAATAAACATTTCTTATATTACTCATGGCTAAATAAGAAAATCAATAAAAAAGATAAATGTAATGATAGCTTATTAAAAACTATTAAGGAGTTTGATTATTATGCTAAGGAATAGAAACCATCCTCACTCTTCTTAACTTCTATCTCCTCAGGCTCACCCTCCTCTGTATCCTCCTCCTCACTACTACTTTCTGTTTCATAATCAGGATCATCACGGCCCACTAAATCCCTGAATACTTTTAGTAACTCAGGACGGTCATAGAGTTTATTACTGATATCATCATACATACTTCTTAATTCTTCCATTTCTAAAACCTGTGAATTTTCGATACTCATATTATATTATACCTTAGATATTATTTTTTGGGTTTTATTTTTACTAAATGGACTTTATCAATTTTATAAGCTTTACTTTTAGGATTAATAGAAGCATAGACCCTAGCCATGGCCCATTGCTCTTTTGATTTTACATTAGGGCGAACCGCACCCCTATTCGTTTTAAAAGCACCTATCCCTTTATCATAGATGGTTTTTAATCCTTTTAATTGATATCTAGTCTTCTTACTAATATCCTTTAAAGAATGTGATGTCCCTTTCTTATATTTATATTTGATATTATATTGTTCTTTATAAGTTACCATTTACTTTATTAAAGATAATTATTTAATACGTTCTAATTTAAAGTTTATTTTCTATACTATAATAAAATGGAAAACAAATATGCTAAAAGTTATATTTACGGAATTAAATGTTACACGACAGGAGAACTATATATAGGTTCTAGTTATGATGATATAGATAAAAGATTATCTAAACATTTAGTTGATCTTAGAGGATTTTTAGGGATTAATAAAAAGCACAGGAATTATAGAAGTTCATTTGAGGCTTTAATGAATGATAACTATAAAATATTTAAGTTAGAAGATTACCCATGTAATTCTAAATTAGAATTAGAAACTAGGGAAAGCCTGTGGATACAGAAATACAGAAGACTAGTATGTAATAAAAGAATACCTAGAAAAGTTGCAAACCTAGTAGGTGAAGCTTTCTTCACTCATCTCCCTTTGACTTGTCCGTGTCCTTAATATATATATCATTCATAGTTTCTATACTATGGCCTGTGATCTTAGCCATCTCTTTTTGTTTCTTGTTCTTATCTGCGAACATGTCACTTAATACTATTTTTCTTAACATAGTAGTAGATATAGACTTCCCGTCCATATATCTCTTACTATATTTTATAAGGGTCTGTGTGAGCTGATTTCTAGATAAAGGCTTACCGGTGGATGATTTAAATAATACACCCATCCCATTAATTCTAAGATATGATCTTAATAGTTTCTCTAAATCCTTAGGAACATTAAATCTAAGTTTCTCATACTTAGCTGATGTCTTAAACTTGTTTAATACGAAGAACATAGATGATTTCTCTACTACTAAATAATTCTTAGCCTTCTTATCATCTTCACTTAATTTATTATACTGGTTCTTCTTAATGGCCTCGGCCCCAGCTAAATCATTCCTCATAGGAAGCCTTACATGTATTTGATAAATTATATAAACCTGTAATAGCATCATATCCTTCGCACTAAGTTCCTTCTTCTTCTTGTATCCTTTTAAATCTTCTCCCATTCTATTAATCATATCCACTACATCTTTTAAAGGAACAAATGATTTAGATTGTTTTTCACTAATCTTACCTGAACTATTTTGATCGTCATACTGCTGGGAAAGATCCTCTCTAATACTAATATATTCCTCTAATAATTTATCATATTTTTTATCATGATTTAGGGCCATTAATAGAATAACAACGGCATTAATATAATTCCTAATAGTTGTGAAATGTTTATCCTCTATTAGTTTCATAACCTCCTTAGGCTTCTTTAAAAACTCATAGCCCTTAGGCTCACCTGCTAGGGTTTGCAACTTTTTAAGGTTGGCTTCATACTGTTTAATGGTATTTTCCTTAGCATTAGGTCTAGATTTAATTAATGTTTCATTTAGATTTTCAGGGTTCATTTTATATAATATTAGATTTTAATATTTATATATAAATAATAAAAAAAGAAATGTAGAAAATATATCCGTTCTGTTTCTTATATTAGTAAATAAAATACAGATTGGATATACAGAATTATTTTATTGCTGAACGTTAATGCTGTCACCTTGGATACTAATAGTCTTAATGTGACTAATAAAGGACTTCCATAGCTTATTCTTCTGTGGAGCAGTAGTTTCTTCATAACGGACTAAGAGCCTCATGTCTTTTCCACGGCCATCATATACAGTATTCCTATCAAGAGTTAAGGCACGGCCTACTAAGAAATTAGACCTGAAACTAGCAAAACTTCTAGCAGGAGTTTCATGAGATTGATTAAGGGCTTTCTCTAATTCTATAATATGATCCGCATTCATACCTAGAACCCTAGATGATGATTTATTAGTGAGGACCCTTCGTGACGGAACTATTTTTTGATCGATGAGGAAATTGTATGATGTAAGGAAATCACCTATTCCTGAGACACCGGAACGGTCACTATAATTCTGTGTTCCATATGTGGTAGATACTGGATTATATCCTAAGTTATCAATAAGATAAGTAGTATTACTATCTACATTTTCAGCAATAGTATATTGTTTATTATTATCCGTAGGCATACACAGGACACTACGGGCCTTAGCATGGTTACATTCTATCGGCAAGGTAGCCTGTAACTCACCAGTAGTAGCAGAGGTAAGACCACAGGATACAGATGGAATATCATAAAGGATCTGTCCTCCTGATTTCATTTTAGCCATGACACCAGCTTCATATCCCTCAATATTTAGTTGTCTAACTACTAACCGGACATTAGATAATTCATATGCCGGAGCCACAGTAGAGGCTCTCTTAGAATAAAAGATCCAGTCAGGCTCAGTAAGGGATGTGGCTATGATATCAGCATTAGGAGATGTAGAAGCACATGTGTATTTAATAGGATAATTAGCATTTCCGCCACTCTCTATACCTGTAATTTTAAGGTCCGGAGTGAATGTAATATCAGCACCAGTTTTAAGATTATGACATCCTAATACTTCACCCACCTGAAAGGGGGAATGCTGGGGATCATTTTGACTATTCCACTTACCCGTGAAGAACTCAGTAGATCCTACACCACTAGTCCATTTACCACCACCAGCATTAATACCCCAAAATACAGGATTAAGGGCCTCCTTACGTTGGAGGGCCGTGCTGTCTAAGACACGGAAAACTCTTTCATCTTTTTCACAGGTTAGTTCTAGATAGGTTCCCCCTAGTAAAATATTAGGGACTGCCTTAGAATTATTTGCAAACATTCCCATATGGATAGGGATAGAAACAGATGCCTTAATAAACGGGACAGCACTATCAACAGCACCAATATTTTCTTCCTTAAAATTAGCCTGTTCCATGAATGGAGAATACATCGCATTATTTTGGATAGACTGCTGAGTTCCTAGATTACCTGCTCCGGATGGGAGATATTCACCAGTAGCCTCAGTTAAAGCTCTACGGGATTTAATACTATCATTAGTATCATATGAATATTTAATAGAACACCATGATGAATAGTGATCTAATGTTTCTAGAACAGTCTGCCTATTACCAGCATAGACCACACATTTAGAAAATAAACCATTTGCCCCAGTTACACTATCTAACGTCCATTTAGTAGGATCTTCACCTGCCGGTGGCTTAATCTCAATATCAAAATTAAGGGTAGTATCTTTACCTGAATAAAATGATACAGATGGAGGAATAAAAATCCCTATAACCTGTGATGATTTAAACTCATCACTTCCTTCACATTTAATTTCTATGTCAGTTTGACCTATATTAACCTTATCACCCACAGACCAGTATGTTCCACTCATTATTTATATCTTATAAGATATAATAATTAAAAAATAAATTAAATAATAAAAAGGAATAGAAAAAATATATTAATCATCATCACTCTGTTCGTCCAGCCATTCTTTACATGTCTCACATAGGTATTTATCATTCTCCTCAAAAAATATAATTTCATCATCATCCCCGTAACACTCACATTCTTCACAGTATTTAACTTCACGGTTTTCTAAATAATTCAGCATTCTTATATTTTTATGTTCTAAGTTATCAATATCAAACTTACATGTTAATAATTGTTTTTTTAACTTCTTAATATCCTCTAACATTTGCAACTTTTCAGTTTCATATTTCTTCATTATAATGTTTAATATAATATCACTAGGAAGATTATTCATTTATATATGTTATATAATTTAATCTAAAAATAAACTATAAATTAAATCTTCCGGTATTCTATATCTATCCTTTTGTGTTGTGCCTTTGTGTTTTTTTGTTCCATTATCACTACTTAATCTATGTTTTCTCCCAATCATATTCCCACATGTTCCCTTACCATCACATAATTTAGGTTTAAAATCTTCTCTATTAGTCCATATACGAGTTCTCTTACGATATCCCCAGTCACTATACATACAATAATCTACAACATAATTAGGTAAGTCTTTCATAAAAGGCCTGTCCTTCATTCTTGATAATGCTGGGTTTTCTATAAACCAATAGTGAGGTTTAAAATAATCTATTATCTCTAATGCTCTTAATACTAATTTATCATCTTTATTCATATTCTCTTCTATAATCTCTCTTGTATATATTTCCCCCTTAACCATTCTACCTAAATTACAATCTTTTAAAGGTGTATAATTAACACATGGCGGAGAAGCCCATACAATAGAAAAATAATCATTAGGATACTGTTTATAATCAAAATCCATTATATCACACTCATGAGTAGCAGGTAATTCTAAATCAACAGATATAGCATTCCATCCTAATTTACTACATACTTTTCCTACTGAACCTGTCCCTGAAAATAATTCTAACACATTCATTTATATATATCATATATATATTTTAAATATGATAATTTAACTTAATAACCACCATGATGAAGATACTGGTTCTTTTTTTTCAGGTTCAGCTTTCTTAATGAACCCATTTAATAATGATATCTTGATATAATGGATGTCATCTTTTAAGGTTTTAGTATCAGCTAGGAGTGACTTAATGTCTTTATCTATTTCTTCTAACTTTTGAGTAGTAGATGTTTTAAAAGTTGGTTCAGCCATTATATAATAATAAGAGATAAAATTTTCGCAACTCATTTTTTATCTTCATTATAATAAAGATATGGAACCCATGAGTGAGCCGTTAATAGAAATAGAGAAAATGAGTATAGATCAGTTAGCAGGAAGTATAGTCTTATTTCTAGGAGCCATAGGGTCTCTTTTATTAGTTATATGGCAAAGTCGTTGCTTATGTAAGTGTAGAATAGGATGTAGTGATAGCTGTTATATTTTTGATTGTTCGAGAGAGCCTCCCCCACTTAATCCTGATGAGGAGGAAGAGAAGAAGAAAAAGGATAAGAAGAAGGTGAAGAAGGGGCCTGTCCCCGCCCCAGCAGAACCCTTAGCAGATGAGCCGGACGTTGCAAACAATCAGGCAGACGGGATAGCCCCGCCACTAGATACAGAAAACCCATGATTAGATAGACATTCACATTTCTCAGGGTATTTTTCCTGAAACTCTTTAATTCTTCCATTAGACTTATAATAATTATATAGGGATTTATTTTTAAGATACTCCTTATTATTTTCATATTTAGTAGCTTTAATTTCTTTATTAGCATCATAATGGGCCTTAGCCCTAGCCCTATTCCTAGACATAAAATCAGGATCATCCTTTTTTCTATCATACTTAGCTTTATCTCTCGCTCTGTTCTTCTTATATAATGTAATAATCTTTTGGATTTTCTCATTATCATATATTTCTGTTTCAGTCATTCTATAATATGGTATAGATAATATTATTGACAAAACTTTAAATTGTTAATAAAACATTAAAATGTGGAAACATAGTCTATATATCCATTCTGTTTATTATATTAGTAAAATAAATACAGAACGGATATATTTAAAATTGCGGAAAAATTAAACGGTTATTTCATGATTTTTTTTTATTGTTTAAGTTTATAAATATGGGAATAGAAAATAAAATACTTAAACGTTTGGTCGCAATACAAACTATAACAGGAATAGAGAAAAAGATGGATAAATTAAATAATACAGAAATGGAAAAAAATGTTTCTAATAATAAGGAAAAGATGTTTAAGACATTTAAATTAAGAGAATGGCCCCTTAGGAATGATGCTGGTGTAGAGGTTCCTAAATGGGAGAAATTACCTTCCTATGAATGGAAGAAAGATGATAAGAAGAAGTTTCATCTATATAAACATCTATGGAAAAATAGGAGTGATGAACTACTAGGCTTCCAAAACTGTGGAGTTCCTACGGGCCTAATTAATAATATATGGGTCCTAGACTTAGACTTCTATGTGAAGGAAGGTGAGGAGGATGGATGGTCTCCTGACACATGTTTATTCACTAATAAGTTCGGGGATGTAAATGAATATATTAAGAAACATAATCTATATGCCGTGAAGACTATTAGTGGAGGCACCCACATTTATTTTAAATATGATCCGGAGATGACACAGACTACATCTAAAACATCTCACATAGATATCCGTGCTGATGGTGGATATGTAGTCAGCCCATTTACTAAAATGAATGGAGGTGAATACACATTCATTAACAGGGGTGAGATTAAAGAAATTAATGAGGATCTAAAAGATTTTGTTAAAGAACATGTAATTAATAAACAGAAGAAACAATATAAGAAGATTAATAAGAAGGTTAAAAGAATTAATCCTATCACTAAGGAAGAAGAAGTAGTAGATGAATTAGCTGTGGATCTAGATGTCTATGAGTTCGATTTTACTACCCATCTTCTAGATAAAGTCAGTAAGGCTCTACCTGATAAGTTTTTCCATGATAGGGAGTTTCATGTTAAATATGCTACTGCTATGAAAACCTTAAAAAGGGAAGATGTATTTATTAAATGGAGTAAGAAGAGATGTGAAGCTAGTGATGAATATGAAATGTGGCCTGATGTAACTGATAATGAATGTGAGGAAGTTTGCAATCATCTAGCACAGGTATGGAATTACATAGGAAGACATAATGAATTATATATGGTAAATCATATCCTAAATGAAGCTGAGGCTAATGGATTAAAAAATGCCCGTGTTATGTTAGATTATTATAAATATAAACCAGTTCCTAAGAATGAATATGTCCCTGATGTAACTATTAATAGAGAGAAATTAGGTCATCAGTTCTTAACTGAATATGAAAGGAAATATATTCTAGCTCAAAGTGACACAGGCACAGGGAAGACTACATCATTCACTTCCCATATGTTAGAGAAACAGAAGGAGGACGGCCCCCAGTCAGCCCCATTCATCTCAGTAGTTTCCCGTGTGTCACTAGGTAAGGAACAGGTCCGTGTCTTTAAAAAGGCCGGTTTAAAAAATGTTTATTTCCATGAAGAAATATCTAATGAATGTAAAGATAAAGGCCTATGGTGGGGCTACTATCATGGAGATAATATAGTTATTACTATTGATAGTCTTATGAAAATGAAAAACTTTCCTGATTTTAATGGATACACATTATATCTAGATGAATATAATTCACTCATAGAATATCTTATCTGTGTTAAACTTCTAGAAAAGAATAGGTTAGAGATTTTTGAGTTTCTAACTGATATTATGAGACAGGCTGAACGTGTAATTTGCACGGATGCGGATATTAATGAGATCAGTATTAGATACATGGAGATGATGTTAAAGATGATGGAAACTGAGGATTATAAACCTGAGTTCTTTTATATTAAGAATGAATATAAACATAATAACGGCATAGATGCTAAGGAAATCTTTTCATTTAATAAGTTCATGAAAGCCATTAATAAGGAAGATAAATGGATGATCTGCTGTGATAGTAAAACTCAGGCTGATATCATCTCATTCTTACAGGAGGATGGTGAATATATGCTTATCACAGCTGAGGGTGTATATAGGAATAGCACTAAAAAATGGACTAATGAAACACCTGATTTAGATGAATGTGATAAGGTTATTTTTAGTCCTGCTATTGTATATGGATTAGATAGTGTAATGGAAAGACCTGTATTCTGTTATTTTAAAGAAAGAACTATTAGCCCTAATGCTATGGTTCAGCAAATAGCTAGATGCCGTAACATTAAATATCTTAGATATATCTTTACTAAGAAAAGCTGGGAACCTTATGAATATCATGACTTCGAACAGGTCCGTGATGAGATCATAAGTCAGGAGAAATATGGAGTATCTACTCTTAGTAGGATAGATGATGAAACCGGTGAATGTATGGACTGTGAGGATGCGGACTATACTGAACTCCGTGCTAAATATGAATACAGAGCTGACTGCTATAATACTAATAAGTTCGCACACTTCATTAAAATCCTTAGGGAAAGAGGTTTTAAGGTGGAAATGAAATGGAGCCAAACATCTGTGAAAGGTGAAGCAGATGCTAAGAAGGACATGAAAGAAATGAAGATGGAAGTGTTTGATACAGCATTAGAAGAATATAAAAATGGTAATGATTTTAAAGATAGAAATGAGAGGATCCGTGATAATTATACAGCATATCAGGAGAAGAAGAAGACTGTGTCAGCTGGGGATCTAGAATGGGAGGAAGAACAATATGAAAAGGAAAAGGCTAAGTTATATGATGAATGGGGTAATATAGAAGAATACTTTACTAAATCACAGATCCAGCTTAATGATATCCTTAGAATAGATTATGATAAATTAGATGAATATAAAAATATATTCATGAACCCATATGAAGTAGAAGATCATTTCCATATCTGTAAGTTCTTCTTTAATGATAAGGAGGGAATTAAAAAATTATTAGATAAGAAAAATGATTTTATCTGTAATAAAACATCCACCATAGAGGCTCAACTTCTCCTCATAGAAAAGTTCCGTAAAGCTACTGGGTGTAATGATACTGATGTTACTAGTGTCATAGAACAGAATGAAGTAGGACTTAATATCACTAATGAAAATGATTTCTGTATTAAAAAGAAGATTACTACTACTAAGGCACTAGCTAAGGATAGTGTGGATCCATTCTTAAAAGAATATGGAATAGTATTCCCTAGGAGTAATTTTAAGGCCCCTGATCTTACTAATGTATATGAATGTCAAAAGTTTATAGTAAAAATGTATAAGTCTGTTTTTGGGACTGATATTATTAAGAATAAGAAATCCACTAAGAAACAGCCTGATGGAACTATTAAATCTGTAACTAGATATGAATTAAGAGATGATTATTTCACTTCACACATGGCTCTATTTCAGTATAGAAATGAATACTGGAAGAGACAGAGACTTATTAAGGACGGACCGGTCTGTATGGTATGGGACTAACTTTTGCAACCCCTAGCCTTCCACACCCATATACATATCCTAAAACATCCACAATTAATTAACATTATAATTTAACTAATATATTTTTTTCATGTATTAAAAAGCACCTTTCCTAGAAACTGCTTTTTTATACCTTTGCCTATTCTTCTCTACCTGAGCTGGACTGGGGGCATTCTCAAATCCGGTCTCAAATATTTCACTTTTCTTTAATGGCCTCTTCTTAGCCACTACTGTATCCACTTTAAATTGGGTTTCATCCTGATCCGGAACTGGGGCCACAGATGGTTTCACATCCTTAACGGCATTAGATTTTGCAACTGCTAGTCTCTCTTTCTTAGTCTTAGGCATCTTTATAATTATTATAATATAAAATTTTCGCTAATTATATTTTAATAAAAATTAAAATATTCTTTATTTATTTAATATATTGTTTAAGTTATAAAAGATGAGTTATATAGTATGTTCGAATAATGAAGAAGATATTAATTTACCATATGATAGAACTAGCCTAGATCAGGCCCCATATAGGTTCCGTAATCATTTAATTGATCCATTAGAATTACCTTCTAATAGTGAGGTAGCAGTTCAGTCTGTAAAATGTAATAAAGATGGTTTAATTAAAATTAGTCCATACGATCAATTCTTCCAGTTTTTTAATGTAAATTGTAGGACATCAGCTACACAGACTAACACTAATTTAACTACTGGTTCTCCTATCTTATGTAGTCCCATAGATGTTACTGCTAAGCAGGGACAATATGTTAATATGGATGAGTTTAAGGATGGTATGACTGACGGCATGAGACTGGGCTTTCCTCATCCTGATGCGGACCATACTGAGACTGGAACTCATTGTGCTGTGTCACGTGTAAAGACTAATAATTCTAATGAGTTTGAGGGATTTAAATTAACCTATAAATATTTCGGTCAGGAAGGCTCGGCCCACACAGGTGTAGGTAATCATACTACTGACTGGAACTACCTAAGTGATGTTTTAGAAAATCCTGATGGAACTAATGATAGAACCATGGAAGTAACACTAAACGGGGGGACTAAGATGGAAGTGAAAGCATTAGTAGATGCCCCAGTAAGGGCCGGAGCTAATAATCATAATTGTGTATGGATGAATGAATATCCACTATCACATATGAATGGTGTAGTTCATTTTAATCTAGCAGGATTAAAAGAGGGTGGAACTGAGAAACTTAATGGGGGATGGGCCTTAGGTCTCATTAGAGGATTACAGGGGAAATTAGCACAGATACCATATCAGGATAATGAGGCTAATACAGTATCAGCTAATCCTCACTCTTTTGATGTGGTTGTCTATGGAGAGCAGATTAATAATAAAGGGGATTTCTTCCTAAGAGTAGGTCATTCAGCCTATTCCGTAGAATTAGGAACTGGTGTAGATGAAAGTAAGCCGGTGGGAATGAAGGAGGTAATCTATTATGATGATGGGGATGGTTCTACCTTTGCTGGTAAAACTGAATGGAGATCCGGTCAGCTGGTTAATTCCGGAACTAACGGATATAATTTATCCACAAATGTTTGCAAATGGACGGACCTAAAAATACATTTACATGGTGAAAAAGTTAAGATAGAAATTATGAGTTCTATTGGTGGTGGTGGAGCTACTAAAAATACATACTATACTATCTGCTCCTTCGCACAGACTACTAACGGACAGGAGGCTAAACCTAAAAATATTATTAAGCCCATGGGACAAACTTGTTGGAACTTATATCCTAAAATCCTTATAGCTAAAAAAGATAGGAGTGTTTTATTCGAGCAATATGCTGGAATGAAAACCACCTTTAAAGGTGTGGCTATGAAATACGGAGATGCCCGTAGGGACTGGTTCTGCCGTATGAGGCAAGAAGGTAACCTTAGATATTGTCAGGATATAGATTGCCGTGAAATCTACCATTTTAGTGATGATATGCCTATCTATACACAGCTGGGAGTGACTGATACTGGGGCTGATATGACTGTAACGGACTATGAAAATATAGTGATCTTAGGAGATGCTACACCTGAATACCTACACACTCAACAGGCACAACTACAAGCCCGTTTAGGATGGAATAGCCGTTCTGTATTAGATAGTTCTGCTGGAACAGTTACTAAGAATAAGGTAGTTTATTATAGTGATAATGTCCCTGACCTATTAGATTATACATCCATGTTCGTTAGACTGGATAATTTCACACAGAAAACATATAATTCAGGCACAGGTAGGCCCTCTAAGATTTTATATCATGTCCCTAGGTTTGATACATCTAATAGGGAAGAAGGTAATGCTCTATATTATGAACCCCACCAGCGGACATATATTAAGCTTAATAATACGGCTCCCGTAAAATTAAATGAATTACAGCTATCCCTCTGTGATAATGATGAGAGATTATGTAGTGAGGGAATAGTAGGGAGAACAGTAATCTGCTTACATTTTCAGGAAAGTGCTACTCCCCTGTTAAAAACTAGATTTGGAATGTAATATTTTATAGTTATTTTAGAAAATAACACTAATTTTTAGAAATATTTTATATAGAATTAATATCTATTATAAGATAAATGGATTTTATGCCGGAAGTAGTTGGAGGAAGTGAAAGTGAAGAAGAAGAAATAGTTAAACTAGAAATGAAAGATCTTAGTGATACTACTGATATATTTGATAGTGGTGAAAAGCCAGTAGAGGTTGCAAAACCACCTGTTAAAAAAGAACGGAAGAAAAGAGTAATGAGTGAAGAACATAAAAAGAAATTAGCTCAGGCCCGTGTGAAAGCATTAGAAGTTAGAAGAGAAAATGCTAGGAAGAAGAAAGAAATAAAGGATCTTAAAAAACAGAAACAGGATAATGAATTAGATGAACTAAGATCTTCTGTGAAACCTAAGGCTAAAAAAGTAGTGGAAGAAGTAGTTGTAGAAGAGAAACCTGAGATCATGGAACCTAAGATTAAAAAAGAAGTAACACAGACTAATTATAAATACACACAGGAAGATGTAGATAATATAACTTTTAAAGCTATATCTAATTATGATGCTTTGAGAAAAGAAAGAAAGAAGGAGAAAGAATTAAAAAGAAAGGAAGAAGCTATTAAAGAAGCTGAAAGACAGAAATTACTAAGAGTAGCCACAGGCCTAAAAACTACCACTACTACTAATATGTGGGATAACTGTTATTAATTATTATCTATCCCAAGATGTAGAGAAATACCCGTTCTGTTTCTTATATTAGTAAAATAAATACAGAACGGATATATTATAAATATTAAGAATAGTTTTCCGGATTTAAATATATTATACATTATATATAAGATGCCTAAGAAATCAGGAACAGTTGCAAAACCTCTAAAAATTATGAAGGTTAAGGATCTAGAAGATAGTTCTAAATATCCTGAAATAAACCCTATTTTACCTCAGCCCCCTTTTATGTTAATAGGTTACGGATCTGTAAGAAGTGGAAAGACAAATAGTTTAATTAATATGATGAGACGGGATGACATGTATGGAACTGACTACTGGGATGATGTTTTAGTAATTAGTAACACAGCTGGAAATGATCCTAAAATGTATAAGTTTATGGGAGATGCTTTTAAAGTAGAAGATCATTATGAAAATAGAATGATAGATGATTTAGTTAATTCACAGAAGAAATATAGTAGGGAAGACATGCCTACCAGTTTATTAATTCTCGACGATATTATTTCTAGGGATTTTAAGAAGTCCTCTTCTAATGCTATTAATTCATTAGCCACTAGATTTAGACACTATGAATTATCTATTATGATCTTCGTTCAGTCCGCACGTGCCGTTAGTAACATGATAAGATCAAATGCTACTGATATCCTGATCTATCGTCAGCAGTCAAATCTAGAAATGGATAAATTGAGAGAGGAATATAGTGATTTAGCACCTAAGAACTTCCAAAATTATTATAATATTTCACAGAAGGAAAGATATGGATTTCTCTACATCGATGCGCAGGAGAACCCAGCTAAGTTCTATAAGAACTTTGAGGAATTAATAGGTGTAGGAGATAAGATGGTTTATAAAGGAGAAGTTCCGGATCCGGATGCTGACCCATTTGATTAATTTAAATTAATGAATTAAAATTTTCGCGATGATATTAATATATCTAATAAGATATAAAGATGAGTATAAGCTATGGTGGGACTATTTCAGCTATCAATCAAGCCAATTCAGTAGGACAGGAGGACAGTAATTTACAGGCTGGAATAACAGCTCTAAATAATAGTAATCTTGCTAACTTTAACCTATTAAATCAGGGAGATCAGCAAAAAGATAAAGGAGAAGAACAGGATAATTTAGCTAGACTAGGTGGATATTCTACCGCCATAGCTGAAAAATATAAAGAATATCAGGATTTTGTTAAAGAAGGTAAAGATATTAATAAGTTAAAATCAGTAAGATTAACTAGGGGAATAGGTAATCTTTTTAGTAAATCTACACCATTAGAATACACAGGGGCGGTTGATTCGGCTTTCACAGACGACGCGCGAGCCAACTTTTTAGCTAATAGGAGAACTTCGTTAGCTGAGAATAGCCAGTTTCCTCCTGATGATGATGATGATGACCCAGCACCGGCAGATGATAATGCCCCAGTAGATACGGGGGATGGAGGGCCTGATGCTACACCGGATACAGATACAACCCCAGCAGACCAGCCTACCACCACAGATACGGCAGATGATAATGATACGGCCCCTGCTGAACCGGAGCCTCAGCCGGAAGCCTTAGATGATGCTGACCCACGGGCATCAGGGACACAGGATAGTGTGCCGGATACTGAGGGAAATGGAACCACGGAAACTACTGTGGCTAATAATAGCACAGTAGAACCCAGCCCTGATCCAGCCGAAGAGGATGATGCTTCTACATTAAATACCATAGAAGAGGGAGGTGAAGAAGGGATAGGATTTGCTGGGAAGGTTGCAAAAGTAGGTGGAGGTATTTTCAGTCTAGGCATGTTAGGAGATGATGTATATAATCAGGTAAAAGATAAATCATTTTTTTATGGAGAAAATACAGGAGATAAAGTAGGTAACTTCATGAATGAACTGGGATCCGCTGGGGATGTTTTAGGATTAGCCACAGGTGATCCATTACTAGTATTAGCAGGAACAGGACTGGGAGCAGTAGGATCAATAGTAAGTGATGTAAGTGAATTATTCTCCCACCATAAGAAACAGACAGATCAGCAAGGAACACCACCACCTACCATAGGCCCATCTACGGCACAGAATATAGCTGGATCCGGAGGCATAGCAGAAACTACGGGGTCTTCATTAAGAACCGTCCAAATGGGACAATCATAAAATATATCCATTATGTATTTTATTTACTAATATAAGAAACAGAACGGATATATTTTATCCTGATCCATCACATACCTTACATATATCTATATAGCCGTCACCTATTAACTCTGTTTTCATCTCATCGCAATGATCTATTAGACCACATGAATGACATGGTAAATAATCACTTTCTAATTCACACTCCTGACATATAGTTTCCTGATCTAAGGTCTGTGTTAAATCCTCAGGACAGAACCATTTATTACACCATTCACATGGGGAATAATCTTCATCTATAAGGATATTTTGCAACTCATCTATAATTTTTTTAAGCCCTTTAATTTCCTCTTCATGTTTAATAATCAAGATATTATTAATAATATCACATGGTAAATTATTCATTTTATAATATTAAGATATAATAATTTTTAATATTATACTCACTAATTTTTTATTTACATTTTTTTATTTAATCATTTTAAAATATCTTATAAGATATAAAAGATGACTAGTAGATATTTGGAGTTAGCATGTTCGAATAAAACCACAGATGACAAATATTCCTATAAACGTGGGATTTCACAACTTAACTTTACCATTCCGGAAGGTAACTTTGTTTTAGATCCTCACTCAGTCCGCCTCGTAGGTGATGTCCGTTTCTTTAAAAATGATAAGGCCGTTCCGGACCCTGTGGCCTCAGGAGATCCCATAGGTATTTCTTCTAAGTTAGGTATTTATTCTCTTTTTCAGTCCCTCGTATGGAGATCATCTAAGCATCAAACCACTATCTCTCATGAAAAGAACTGGAATAGGTGGCTTTCCAGTTACATGGCTGTCACGGGTGGAATGGAAGATCAAATAGGTCACCTAGGTGAAACGGCCCTCACCATGCCTAATTATGAATTATCTAATGATAGTGTAGTAGGCCGTGATGAGACCTCGTCCTTCTGTGTCCCTATGATCTGCGGATTGCTCCAATCAGGACAGAGCTTACCCCTTACTTCTAATACCTTAGGGGGAATTGATCTATCTATAATGCTGGAAAGTGATGCTATGGCTCTACAAGTATTCCCAGCAGACTTTAAAACACGTCCTAATACAGCTGATTTCGTGGGTGCTTATTATGAATTATCTAATGTAAAACTTATCTGTTCTGTTATTACTCCTCCTCCGGATCAGCTCTCCCGTCTCCTTTCACAGAAGCAGGGTGCTATTACATATCAGTCAGTTCATTCCTATTATGATACGGCTAATTCTAATAATATTCAGGTATCTATGAACTTTGGTCTATCTAAGGTAAAATCCCTATTCATGAACCTTACATCATCTAATAAGCTTAATAATATAGGTGAGGATAGTTTTGCAACCCTACCTCCTACAAATCTAGATGGAACATTAGCCACAGTCCAAAAAGTAACATTCCTCAGGGGAGGCACTATTTTCCCTAAATTATTCCCCCGTGATACTAATTTTAAAGAAACACCTAAATCTATTCTCGATGATCCTATCATGTATAGGGACTATGTGAATGCTATTAATAAATATGATAAAACTAGCCATCTCTTAGGTGGTGTAATCAACTCTAACAGAGGTATTCTTTCTAAGATAGGAGGATCTGCTGATGATGGAAAGAACAGAGGAGTTCCGTATCAGTTTGTAAATAATGGAGGTGTATTTTTCGGCATAGGATTAAATTATGATAATTATTTAGGTGGTTCCGGAATTGATCTATCTAAACAGGCCTTCGGTATGGCTATGGAATGTGACCTTACTTCCTCTAATTCCCAGTCTATTTTCATCTATGTAAATGCTGAAAGCACTATCCTGTGGAGTGATAGTGGAGTTCAGCTAATTCAGTAGCGAAAATTTTAATTAATTAATACAATCTTTTAAAATTATTTTTATGAATTATTTATATCTAATAAGATATAAAGATGAGTTCTACCCCTCCCCAAGATGCCGGTGATACAGCCCCCGCCACTAATAACACTAACGTTCAGCCTTCTATCCTAAATATTAAGTCTATGGATGTTAATACCATGATGAGAGTAGAAAGTGATGTTTTAGAACCTTTAACATTTTCTCAAAGTGAAGCAGTATGGGAATTACAGCCTAAGGGCTTCCTTCATCCTAATTCAGCTATTACATTAGGCTTCGATCATAATTCAGCCGTGGGCCGTGCCTTCCCATTTGTAAATGTAGGTATTCATTCATTAGTCCGCCGTGCCGTTCTTAGAACTACTGCTGGACGTGTCATTAATGATACAGATGACTGGAACTATTTGCAAAATATCAGGTCTAATTTCGTGAATAATTCAGCTAATAAAGAAAGAGAACAATACCTTACGGGCCGTCAAATGGATTTTGAGATAGGTTATGATATAGGTAGTGATGTTACTTCTACACATGGATATGGATTATCTAACGGACAGGATGTTAATAAAGCATCAACAGGCCACGTAGCAGGTGAAGGTATCCAAGGCCTTTCAGTTCAGCCTACTATCCTTAACAGAGCTTTACCTGAGTTCCAAATTAAATTACATGACCTATTTAATTACTGTAAGGCCGGTAATCAGCTTCCTTTATTTTTGCTACCGGATGAACGGATACAGGTAGTTATCTACTGGGCTGATCTTAGCTCACAGGACAGACTTGCCCTAGGTAAGGATGATGACGGAAAGGTCACAGAGACTTTTACCATTAATAAAGATCTATGTAAGTTCATCGCAGATTATACGTTCTATGATGGTGAGATCATGGATAAGTTCCGTAGTGAATATGAGAAGGGCCTTACCTTCGCCTATACTGATTACCGCCTCTCTAAGCAGTCAGTTAGCGATGTAACAGCATTAAATAATGTCCGTAATATAGGTGGTAATGGTATGGTAGTGGATGCTGTCCTATGGGATTATAGTTTAACTCCTACTCCCCTAGATGCTGTTAATCTTGATGGGACCTTCCAAAGTAATGCTCCTAAGGGCCGGACAGGTGCCGGTAAAACTGACGTAGAGGAACTTACATCTAATTTATTTATTAATAGTGAGTTCCTTTATCCTCAGGATATTACTAATTCAGCTAGACAATTCCATAATCTAAAAGAAGCTGAGGGCATGGTTCCATTTATTCCCCGTGCCTTATATGGACGGCAGGGAGATGAGGCTGTTAATGGAACAGATGATTATAGATTAGAGGGCCGTTTAGTTAGTGGATTAGCAGGAAGATCCTTCGCACAGGGTTTCAGGACCTCCGGCCTAGCACAGAGAGTTGATAATAGAGGTATTGATCTCCATTCTTCTGCTGTTATGGTTACTGGAACCTACGTCCAACGTGCTTTCTTAGAAATTAAGAGATATGTTATTATTAGTGACGGACATTTAGAAACCTATTTCCTCTAATTTTTGCAACTCCTAATTAATATATATGTTAAGATAAATGCCGTTAGATAAAGATGGAAAAGCTATTTTATATAAACCATGGAAGAATGAAACTAAGTCTAAAAATAAATACTGGGTCTATGTGAAGGCTGATAATAAAAGAGGATATAAAAAAATAGGCTTCGGTCATAAGGACTACGGCCAGTTTAAGGATAAATTAGGTCACTATAAGTCACTAGACCATGGTGATCCTAAAAGGAAAAAAGCATATTATAGTAGGCACGGTAAGGCTACCTCAAAAGATACAGCTAAATACTGGTCCCATAAAATATTATGGTGATCTGTATATCCATTCTGTTTTTATTTCCCTAATAAATGGAACAGAACGGATATATTTTCTAAATTATTAATTCTATTTTCTATATTTTTCTATATTTTCTATTAAACATTATATTCATTATTTCATATTAATAATAAATATATATAATAAAGTAAAGATGGCCCAGTTTCAGGATATAACTTTGCTAGAATGTAACCGTAAATCATCTATACAGAATGCTACGGATGATACAGATAATTCTTTATTCACTAATAGGATGGGTGACGTAATCCAGCTGGATGTAGGTGATACAGTAGAATTAAAATCAGCATTTATTAATAAGAGGGGATGTGCTGATCCTAACTCATTAGAGTTTAAGGGACAACAGATAGGAGCTAAGGGATCATATTTAGAAACTAAACTTATAAGAGAAATCCACATGGATTATAATTTAACGGCAAAGTTGCAAACTGACCCAGCTGATCCTAATGCTTTTACTAATGAACCGGTAAATACTAATGAAACACAGAGCGGATTAGCATTTAGACAGATAGTAAATGAAGAAAGAGAATATGACCTAAAAGATAATGAATTAAACCTAGAAACTAATTTCTATAAAAATACTAATGGTGAAGGATATTTCCATCATCCTAGGAGGTTCGTAAGACCTAGTGATACAGCAGGGGCCGGAGAGTTTTACCTTAGACCTGAAAATATATGGGACCGTCCTGATGCTGATTTAGATAGTTTCCAAAAAGCTGGGCTGGGTCATGGAACCGTAGGGACCCATAATAAAGGGTCCTATTCAGGTATTACTAGATATGCTCCTGATTATACAGTAGCTTATGGTGTTAATGAAGGCATAGGAACCTATGATTATACATTTAATACAAATGATTATCATAATGTAACAGATGAAATAAATGCTAATAATACTGCCCCAAAAGATAGGAATGCTACTAGTAGTTATGGTCCATTAGCATTAAAGTATGTATGTGAGTTTGGTAATAGTCCCACGGCTGACGAGGAGAAATTAGGATTTAGGACCTTAGGCCCCTCCGTTAAAAGAATAAAACAGAAGAATGATAATAGTAGATACACCATGTTCGAGAGAGAATATGACTGGTTAAGATGGCCGGAGACACCTGTGGCTAATCCTACTACTGGTATTACACCTCCTAAGGAACCTAATTATTTAGATGGTAATTCATTTATTAATACTGAGAATTGGTGGAGATGGCCGGAACAACTGGGAGCCGGTCCATTACATAATGTCCCATCTAGATTTAAGAGACCTTATTTCCGTAGTCCAGCCATGTTTCCATATCTTAAAAAGTCTAAATTAATTCAGGTCACAGTAGAGGAAGGTTTTAGTTCTCCTCAGGCAGTAGCAGATCAAATTACAGAACAATTACAACAACAGGATGCTGATAGTCCTGAGATATTTAAGGATAATGAAAACCGTGAGGTATCAGTCACCAAAGAAGGAGTAATTAGAACCCCATATTCCCTAGCATTTACTACTAGAACCTATGAAGCTGTGGAATGTGCTAATTTAAAAGATTGTAATATAAATAAATACCCATCCTATTATATAAAAACTGAATATGAAAAGGCTACTGGGCCACAGACCTCATTTGAGTGGTATAGGTCATTTCATAATATAGGAATAAAGAGACCTGATTTATATATAGCTGGAACCGGTGTAAATAATTGTTATGGACGTATTCCTACACCGGATAAACAGGCCATAGGGATGGATCCTAGTGAGCCGACGGATAATCAGGATATTTTATTAGGTTCATTTACTCAACCTAATCATATACAGAATGATATTCCTATGGATGCTACTTTTAAAAATAATACAACTAGCTCTATAACTACTTCATGGGTCTATAATACTAAGAACCTAGAAGCATTACAAGAACTATTTGACGTTCAGGGAAAATATCCTGAATTATTTTATGATTATGATAAGGATTATACAGAAAATAAAGTATTCATGAATAAGCAACTGGATGATAATGGGAATATCGCATTTGGAGAAGTAGCATCCATAGACAGCTCCCGTTTCCTTCATATTAATAGATTTGATGAAAGTTCTAGTGTAGATTTTACCCTTTATGATGGAAAGAATATGTTTAATATTCTAGGAGATGATGGATATGAAGCTTTTACATATACTAATGCTGGTGGGAAGGGATTTGATACAGACCATAGATCAGTTCCATTCTTTTTTAAATATGATAAAACATTTAGGAATGTGGATACCGGTGGATATGATAAAACAGAACTATCATATGGTTTTGCAACTAAGACTAAAATAGGTGGAGTATATTATATAGTTCTTCATCCTGAATTAGTGAATGGGCTTAGGCCTGACGTATTCCTTTTAAGAGGTGGGGCTGATGTATTTACTAATCCTACCCCTGTGGATACTAAAATTAAAGTATGGAACTCCGCCTCTATTACTGCTAATAAATGTATGATAGGATGGGATCATCATTTTACTAGCTGGGGAAATCTATTCCTCACTCAATTTACTGGTAACATGTTACAGTCTTTTGATGCTTCATATCAATACGGACAGGATACTGGTGCTGGATATATAGCAGAAATGACTGGGACAGATAGGGCAGTTAATCTAACATATATGGGAGCTAATAATGTAGCATGTGTCTATGATAATATTTCCGGCAAATTTGGATTTGAGTATTTACATATGCCTGAATATATAGGGAATAATTTTGATAGTGGCTCTACTGATTTTATAGATGCTAAGGAAAAGACGGCAGGAGAGGAGAAACCTATTATAGCTGATGCCGGTAATGAGGTTTATAAAATAAATAAGAGATTACATAAATGGACCTTCTGTCCTGATATGGCCCCTTATGTAGATCAGTCAGGTGAAATACTTAGTGATAATACTAATATAGGTAATGTTAGACTGGATCCTATTAATCTTAATTTAAGTCCATGGTCCATCTATGATAGTCATATGGGAGTAACATTTAATTTTGGTAAATCAGCACAGGTAGATACTAGGAAATATGATGTATCACAGGAAACATTATGGAATAATTCAGTCTTAGGTATAATGGGTTTTTCATTCGATCAGTTTAATCCTAAGGTCATAGATGCTACTAATAATCAACAGGCTAGACTTAGATATAGTAATATAAGGAATGTATATAATCCTACAACTAATTCACAGGTAGTTAATACAGATAGCAACCAGTTTAATACTAATCCTTTTGGGGCTATACAATATACTACCCAGTTACCTCTTGGACTAGTATTTGAGATAGTTAGCCCTACTACATGGCCCGTATATAATACTACCTCTAAACGGCAGGAAATAACATGGGGATATTTACCTGCTATTAGTCAGCAGACATCATCTATAAAGATAGAAGGTGTTAATCCTCCTAAGACTATACTGAGACCATATCTAACAATAAGAAGTGATTTATTATCACAGAATAAATATATAGGTGGGCCTACATCCGGTTTAAATATGCCTATCATGGCTGTGGCTAATCATATAAATGCTGAGAAGGATTACATCCAGCTAGAAGGTAGTGATGTATTTACTGTAACTAATCCTATGAAGTTCAGTAGTATTACTACGGCTATATGTGATCCTGATGGGACATTATCATTATTAGATGATGGATCAGCTGTTATTTATAAAATAACTAAATTAGATAGTTTAGCTAAATATGATATAAAAGAAGAATGGTTGGAAGGTTTAAAAAAAAATAAGAAGAAATAAAAATATCTTATAAGATATAAAAGATGCCTGACGGAAAAGGAACATATGGAAATAAAAGAGGAAGACCTAAGAAGTTGCAAACAAAGATGGATGAAACACCTGAGGCAGATGTCCCTAAGGCAACTAAAACTAAGGCCCCTAAGAAAGCAGGGGCTAAGCCTAAGGCATCAGCAGGGAAACCTACTGGATCATGGATGGCTCATGTAAAGAAGACGTGGGAAGCAGGTAAGAAGAAAAATCCTAATTATGCCTATAAATCAGCTATGGCTGATGCGAAAAAAACCTATAAAAAATGAAATTAATATTTGTATAATAAAATCTAATTATAAGTAAAATGGAAGAAGAGAAAATATCATCTAAATATATTGAGGGTGACATTCATAAAGTTATTAAGACTATTCCTGATGATAGTATAGACTTAATATATACTTCACCTCCATATGCTATTACTAATGCTGAATGGGATAAGCCATTAAACTGGGATGAAATGTTCCCTGAGATATGGAGAGTTTTAAAAAAAACAGGGATCTGTGTATTACATGCCTCTATGCCTTTCTCATATGAATTAATAAAACATTCTAATCCCTTTCCTAAGTATAATTATATATGGAAAAAAGATAATAGCACAGGGTTCTTTTCAGCTAAGTATCAACCTCTTAGGGAGCATGAAGAAGTATTTGTATATTATAAAAAAGCAGGAACATATAATCCACAGATGATAGGAGATAGTTTCCATAAAAAAAGATTTGTTAATCATGGTAATCAAAACTACTTTAATTCTAAGATAAGAAGTAAAGAGGAAATATATGAAACAGAAGAGGGAGGCCATAGTGGTAGATATCCCACTACTATCTTAGAGTATCCTATAAGGAAATGTAAGACTAAGGGAGGAATAACTAGATGTGATGATATGATAGATTATTTTATAAAGACATATAGTAATGAAGGAGATACTGTATTAGACCTTACTACTCATAATGAAATGGTGGGAGGTAGAGTTGCAAACTTAGGTAGGAACTTTATAGGATGTGATATTAAGTTTAATTTTATGGATGAAACTAAGAAGCCGGAAAATATATCCGTTCTGTAATTTATTTACTAATATAAGAAACAGATTGGATATACAGAATTAATCAAATGATATCACATATTTTCCAT